GTTTGGTCATATTTATCTTGAGGTGCGATTACATAGCCAGTTTCTGTGCTGTAATCGGTGAGAGTTTCGTCATAATCATTAAGCGCAAGGCGTTTAGTGCGAGATACGAATTTTGGTACAGAATAGCAACTGCAACCAGTTGTTCCAGTTGGTACACCACACTTGCCACACCATAGATGAACTAGAATTGTAGTTTCGCCTTCTAGTTCATATGTATTTTGTTGTTCATCTAGAACTAGTGTATCTAGAAACATTGCTTTCTCCTTTGTTTAGTACCGACTGGTTGTCGGTATGCTCAAAGTTTAGTATGAACTTTCACGCTGTCAATAAGAACACATGTGGGATTGAGCATGATTTTGCTTGCAAAATCTATCAGTCAGCCTGCTTTTGGCTGACTGTGGTCAATCGCATATGTGGGCGACATTGACAGCATTAGTGAAAGGTCATGCTAGACTGAAGAGCACCGACGACCCACTGGCTCAGAACCGTGGCGTGTGGCGATGCTCTGCTCGACACACGATTCCACGGCTGAGACACTCCGCACGCTAGATGTTTAGCGACTCTTGAACAGGAGCATTGGCAACAGACATGCTGACAATGTTTCTGAATGTACGAGGATTAGAGCCTGGCTTGACTCGGTCTTGAGGCTCAAGCACGGCTTGATACTCAACTTCTGCAAGTCTGACTTTGGCAAACTGATTACCTTTTGAAGTGGTGAATTGCTCAAACTGACCTGAGTCAAGCAGGTGTTTGAACACATCTACAAACTCACGACGGTTAGTAGAAGCCCACTCCCAAGCACCATTGTCATGGGTAATGGTAGCAATGTTTGCTATGTTGTTATTGATACGCACTAACGCATCCACATTGCGTTGGATGAGTGTTGAACCTTGTAGTGCCATTTTGTTTCTCCTTTGTTTAGTTCCAGCCCTGCTGGCGTTAGCCATCAGCAGGGCTGATAGTTTGTGTTGGTTAGTCTTGCATTGAATAGTGCAGTGCTAGCAGGCTTAGACCTACAAAGACAATCCATGCTGTCCAAGCCTGCCAGGTGCTTGCGATACTGATTAGAGTATCCATTATGTCCTTTCTGAACCAGCAACTCTTGCTGGTCATTTATGACCCAGCAAGATTGCTGGACTGGACAGGCAGAAAGAACGGTTTGTTAAAACATGTGCGCCTGTACTTGTGCAGAGAGACAGCCACCGCGCACCTGCTCTGCCGTGCTGTCAGGTGCGCATGCGTAGCATGCTGGGACAGGGCAGCGCACCGCTTGCGGTGCCTGCTCTGACCCAGGGTTTTTAAGCCGACTTGTAACTCTCTATTGTAACTCCAGTTATATATTTCTGTGACAGGCACCACTGCTACAATATGTTAAAAATAAAGGACTTTCTGCTCTGTTTATAACAGTTTTATAACATTCTATAACATTTTAATAAAATTCTGTCCGCTTTTGTATTTTGGACGGATTAGTTATATATGAGGGATAAATTTATTTATCCCTCCTGTACTGCTATGCTAACAGTACGAAATCTCTTTTTAAGAGAGATTTCGTCTGCTGTACAGACTGTGACAACAGCCCAGCAGTAACAGTTACATTCTTCAAGTATGGTGTATTAGGATTGGTGCGTGCATGGGTTTTGAGAAGGGTAAAAAGAACCCTTCCCACGGTAATGCAAACGAGACCAAGCAGAGAGTGCTTGATTTTGTATCACAGGGGATAGGTGTACAAGAAGCACTAAAAATGGTAGGTAGGCAACCTGCCACCATTAGGCAGTGGATGAGCAGGGACCCATCCTTTGCCAAAAAACTAGAAATAGCCAAAGAAGAGGGCGCGACTAGAGAACTCTCTGGCGATAAGTACCAGGTCGAATTTGCCGAATTTTCAAAAAATTTTTTAGGCAGTTCCATCTTCCCTCACCAGCAAAATTGGATAGATGTTTTAGAGGGGCGCAAACCAAGTTGGCTTCACCCATCTATGGTGTATGAACCCTCAGACCCAACTAGACTTTTAATCAATGTGCCCCCAGAGCACGCCAAGAGTACAACCGTCACGGTAAATTACTCTACCTACAAGATTTGCATGGACCCTGACAATACTCGGATTATTGTTATTTCCAAAACTCTGACTAAAGCCCAAGAGTTCGTATACTCAATCAAGCAAAGATTGACCCACCCTATGTGGGCTAAACTTCAGGCTACCTATGCTCCTCCTGGCGGATGGAAAGAGGAAGCCGACTCTTGGAAACAGAATGCAATTACACTTTCTCGTACTTCCACAGAAAAGGACCCTACCGTCCAAGCCCTTGGTATTGGTGGTCAGGTGTATGGTGCGCGCGCCAATTTAATAATTCTTGACGACTGCGTAACAGGCGCCAACGCCCATGAGTACGAGAAACAACTTGAGTGGATTCAAAAAGAAGTAATCACTCGTCTTGATGATGAGGGAGTGCTTTTAGTGGTAGGTACGCGCTTTGCTGCCACCGACCTCTATAAAGAAATCCGCAACCCTAAACACTGGTCAAATGGCATAAGTCCATTTACCTATTTTGCTATGCCAGCAGTTTTAGAATTTGCTGACGAACCCAAAGACTGGAAAACACTTTGGGAGAAAACTGACGTCAAAGGCACTAGCAAAAAAGAACCTGATGAAAACGGCTTGTATACTAAGTGGGACGGTCCAGCCCTGTACCGTAGGCGTGGTGAAGTAACCCCTAGTACTTGGGCTATGGTTTACCAACAGCAGGACATTCAAGAAGATTCAATCTTCCGCCCTGTCTGTGTGCAAGGTTCCGTTAACGGCATGCGCCGTGTAGGTCCTATTAATACAAAAGCGCCAGGTCATCCTAAGAATGGTGACTGGTATTTAATCATGGGTCTTGACCCAGCCATGAGTGGTAAGACCGCAGCCGTAATGTTGGCGTATGACCGCCAAACTCAAAGACGTTATGTGCTTGATGTGTACAACATGGAAGACCCTAACCCTCAAAAAATTCGCGCTTTGATGGAAGATTGGGTTAACAAGTACCACCCACAAGAATTAAGAATTGAAATCAATGCCCATCAAAAGGCGTACCAACTAGATGAAGAACTAAACCAATGGATGGCATCTAGAGGTATCCAGTTCCGCTCACACTTTACTGGTAAAAATAAATGGGACGTAGACTTTGGTGTTGCCTCTATGGCTTCGCTATTTGGCACAGACCGTGATGGCAAACACCAAGATGATAATCTAATTGAACTACCTTCCTCTGAAGGCAATGAGCACGTAAAGGCTCTAATAAATCAATTAATAACTTGGGCACCTAACGCTAAAAAATATCAACCAACCGACTGCGTTATGGCTCTTTGGTTTTGTGAGATTAGAGTTAAAGAACTAATTCAGATGTCTGGATTTGCTCAATCACATTCTTTTAACCGCTATGCAACTCGTGCTGGTATAAACCAGCGTGGCGTTGTTAACTTAGATGAACTTGCTGCAGCACAATATGCTGAAGCATACTTATAGGAGTTTGAATGGCACTATCAGTGCAACAAATCTCAGACAAGGTAGAGGCTCTTAAGCGTCGCTACTCTGATAGAGATGCTCGTATGGCGAATGTACTATCGGTACGTCGTGGAGAGATTCAATCTGTATTTCCAGATTTCTTTCCTGAAGGTATGCCAGCACCAATGGTTGCCAACTTTATTGACGTAGCAGCAAGAGATTTAGCAGAAGTGCTTGCGCCACTACCAAGTTTTAACTGCACTACAGCAAAAGTAACTTCTGACCGCGCTAAGTCGCAGGCAGAAAAACGTAGCATGATTGTTAATTATTATATTCAATCATCTCGTTTACAAACCCAAATGTATACTGGGGCTGACTGGTTCCTAACATATGGCTTTTTGCCGATAGTAGTAGAATTGGATGTTGACAACAGTCAGCCTCGCATACGTGTAGATAATCCTTTAAGTTCTTATCCAGAGTTTGACCGTTTTGGTCGCATAACTTCTTACAGCCGTCGTTATTACAAGACTATTGCTGAATTAGTTGCAGAGTTTCCAGACCTAGAAGCGCAAATTATTGGTCCTGAAGGTCGAGATATGACCGACATGTACTCCATGTTGGAAATGATTCGCTACGAAGATGACGACCAAATAGTTTTATTCCTACCATCTCGTAAAGATTTAGTACTACAAAGAAGTGAAAACCCATTAGGCGAGATACTTGTACGCGTAGCAAGACGTCCAAGTATTGATGATGAACCACGCGGTCAATTTGATGACGTTGTGTGGGTACAACTTGCTCGTTCTCGTTTTGCATTACTAGCATTAGAAGCAGCAGAGAAGAGCGTTCAGGCTCCGCTCGCATTGCCAAATGACGTTCAAGAGTTGGCTTTTGGTCCAGACGCTGTGTTGAGAAGTCAAAACCCTCAGCAGATTCGCAGAGTCGGACTTGATATACCGCCAGTCGCATTTACTGAACAAGCAGTGTTGCAGCAGGAAATGCGTTTGGGCGCACGCTATCCAGAAGGAAGAACTGGCAACATTGATGCCAGTATCATTACTGGACAAGGCGTCCAAGCGTTATTAGGTGCTTTTGATTCTCAGATTAAAGCAGGACAACAAGTACTATCTCAAACTTTTGAAGATGTAATTTCGTTGTGCTTGCGTGCAGATGAGAAGATATTCCCATTTGAAAAGACCGCGCGCGGATATAATGACGGTGCACCATACGAACTTAAGTACAACCCAGCCAAAGATATTAAGGGTGACTACACGGTAGAGGTTCGCTATGGTTTAATGGCTGGACTAGACCCAAGCCGTGCTTTGATTTTCTCACTACAGGCACTAGGCGGAGAACTAGTATCCAAGGAATTTGTAATGAGCGAACTACCTTGGTCGCTTAACGTAAGTAAAGAAAAAGAACGCATTGACATTGAAAAGATGCGTGATAATTTAAATCGTGCAGTAAATGCTGCAGCAGGTGCATTGCCAGAAATGATTGCAACTGGACAAGACGCATCTCAATTGTTATCTAAATTTGCAGACATTATTGAGAAACGTCGTGATGGTATGGCTATTGAGGATGCTGTTAAAGAAGCATTTACTCCTGAGCCGATTGAAGAACCTACTCCAGCAGAGGCTGCCCTTCCACAAGGGGTTGCAGCGCAACCGTCCCCACCTGGCGCTCCCTCTGGTAGCCCTGCTGGAGCCCCTCCTGAATTAGCAGCAATTATGGCGCAACTGGCAGGTTAAAATGGATAAGATTGATGCACAACCAGAGTACGTTAAACTATTTAGTGAAGCCATTGATGGTTATGCAAAAGCAAGATTTCCACAAGGTGCCCTAACCACAAGTTTAATTTTAATTGCAGAATTTATAGACGCAAATAATCAATATCATCTAGATGCTTTGTCAGATGGCAAGACTCCACCTTGGAAGTTAAATGGAATGCTTGCACACGCAACAGATATTCTAGTAACTTCAGAAACAAATTTTTTAGAAGATGAGGACTAATGGCAGTTAGAGAACAAGTATCAGGTCCTGGTTCACAATCAAAAAGAACTGACATGAATGTATCCAAACAACCAACAAGATACATGAGTGGTGGAACTTATGGTGAAGGTCAAGAACTAATGGAACAACAGGCTGGTGCCAGTATGTATCAAGCACCGCCAGCAGTTCAACCTGCTGTTAGTCGCAGTAACATTATGTCAGCAATGTCTGGTAATGCTGGGCTTATGGACAAGACCAATAGACCTAGCGAACCATTAACAGCAGGAATGAGTTTTGGTCCAGGTCAAGATTTCACAAATTTAAATTTACCTGCTGCCCCACCTCAACCAACTTTACAATCTGAATTATCTAAATTAATACCTGGGGACAATACAGGAAAACTGTCGGCAATTTTCAATGAGATGTTTTAAAGAACGGATTTTAATTAGTGGCTCGCTTACAAGGCTGGACACCACCGCAAGGTTGGTCTGCTTATACTGATTCAAAATACAATCCTGAATTAGCGGTTGCCTCTTATCGTACTGGTATTCCAGAATCTAATTTACAACAGATAAATTCTTGGGGTAAACTATACGATAAGCATCGTGAACTGCTTAGCATGGATAACGAAAAAGCAGTTCAAGAATTTAATGCTTTAGATGAAAGTGTTCAAGAAGCCCTTAGAACTACTTTTGATAATCCAGATTATTTAAACAAACCTAAAGACTGGACTGTGCTTGGCGCTTTAGGTAAAGGTATTAAAACATTAGTTTCTTCCCCTTTTAAATTTGCTTTTGAAACAGCATTACCTGCTTATAGTCAAACTCTTTCTGCTCCTTATAACATTACTAGAGCATTAAGTCAAGGAGAATTTACTCCTTCAATGTTGCTTATCTGGTCTAAAGACTGGGACGGCAAAAAGATATTTGACAAGAACTACACCTCTCAACTTGATGCAACTTATGGTGACGGTGTTGCAGCACTTGCTAAAGGTTTAACTGTAGGTAAAACACCAGGGCAAGTTATTGAAGAAGTTGGCGGAGTAACTCCAGAGTTAGAGCGTGCTCTTAACTTCATGCAAGAAAACCCTGATAAGTTTAATATAATTCTTGAAGACTATCGTCGTGGTCAAATTTCTTTTGGTAGAGACGTTGGAAGATTTATATTCCGTCTTTCACCAGATGCACCTACCGCACAAGAAAAAGCATTTGACAGAGTGTCAGGTGTATTAGACGCTGGCTATCAAATATTTGCTGACCCATTAACTTGGGCTACGCTAGGTACATGGGGTGCTGCTAAAGGTTTAGTTAAAGCAGCAGGTGCTTTAGACCAAGAAGCGCTTAAATTAACTGATGATATTCTTAAAGTTAAACTAAAAGAGTTTCCTAATACAGACCCAATAATTCTTAGATACCAAGCAAGACGCGAAGCAGTTGAACAAGTTCTTGCAAGACAATCAGAACTTGCACCATCGCCAACTCGTCTTTTAGCGCCTGACCTAACTGTTAAGAGTAATAAAACTTTAGGCTTGCCTTTACTAAATAAAGGTAAAATTTACGGTAACTTAATGAAGAAGGGTATTCCTTCTGATATCGCAGTTCCTTTAGTATTTAGAGAAAAAGAAGTCAAGGCTGTATGGGATGGTGTTAAGAACTCCGCTATTCCTGGCTTAGGTCAATTGATTAAAGCCTTTCGTGAAGGCAATGATGTAGTTAAAGCAAATGTTATAGATGACATTGGAAGATTTTATCCAATGTATAACGACGACGCTATTATTAGAGAATTTGCAGAAGGTGGAATTGAAGACGCTTTTACTGCTGGTAAATACTTTACAGATAGTGAACATGCTTTAAGTCTTTTTAACGCTAAAAGTAATAGCATGATTTTTTACACATCTAACAATGTGCTTACTGCAAACAAGAGTTTACGGTTCCGTCAAAACTTTAGACTTAAAATAGCGGAAATATTTAACACTCGCCAACCAGTTTCAGAAGGCGATGACTTATTTGAAGTTTTAAAGCAATCTGATAAAAGTCTAGATGCTGCTTACATAGCAGGAAGATATTTAGAATCAGGTCAAGACGTTGATAAAGTAGCCAAGAACGTTGCTGATTTAAGAAATACAGACCCTTTATTTAACTTGGCTGCTACTAAGATGGCAACCTTTAAAGAAAGAGTTGGTAGGTATTTTTCACGCCATCCATTAAGTCGCACAATATATACTGATGATGATAACGTATATAAAAGTTTACCTGCTTTTAGAGATTTAGCAAAACTTGTACTTCCTGATAAGCAAGCAAAAATTCTTACTCAAAGATTTGCTGACTTAAAAATGAATGATAGGCGAGTAATGCTTCGTGCATTACATGCAGATGTTTATCACAGTAGTGGTTTAGGTGCTATACCAGGCGGCACTGACATTATTCAAGGTATACTTGACGACACCTTTGGTTCACTTGGCTTTATTTCAGGTCAAAGTTTAGATATTTCTAAAGGAATGAAGTTAAGTAATTCATATAAACAATCAGTAAGTATTGGTGCTGATTTTGATACAGCAATTTCTAAAACACCTTCTCAACCATTTCAATTTACTAGTAACGTTAGCCAACCTAAATTTGTTGAAATAGCAAATCTTCTTGGCGAGAATGCTTTATCTAAAAAAGAAGACGGCGCTAAAGTCTGGAATGCTTTAAGAAGAATGGGTGCTATTACTAATAGCCATGCTGTTAGCACCGTAACTAATACTTGGACAATTGCAACGCTGGTTCCTAAACTAGGTATTAGGGCTGTTGTAGACGAACTCTTTTTATTTTCTTTATATGCACCTTATGAAATAATTGGTAGTTTTGTAGGGCGTGCACGCAAGGCTGTTAAAACTTTGGCTATAGCCAGAGGAAGTGCAGAGGGTATATCGTTCTCTCAAGAAAGATTTTTAAAACTACAAGATAAGATATCTCCTGAAACTAGACGTGCTATTGAAGATTTAGCAGCAATAGAGCATCCTAAAGACTTTGTAGCCCAAAAAGATTTCGTTGTTGAAACCATAATAAATGAAGCAATAAACGAATTAAGAGCGATACCAGGTTTTACAAGCAATCTTCCTAGCCCAATGGTGCTTGATAAAATGGATAAAAAATTCCTATATGCTCTAATGCGTTATAACCCTATGGGATTAGATTTAGTAACATCATCTCAGGCTAGAAATGCTGCTCTTGGTGCTAAGGCTATTGATGTAGTTCAAGATGTGGTTAGCGAGCAAGGCTATGATGCTTTCTTAAAAGCAAATGGTTTAGTTAAAACCCCTAAATTACAAATCCTTTCTGAAAGTGCAAGCAGAAATCAAAGAATTGCTGGGCAGTTTGATATCGTTTCAAAAAGATTTTCAAACGATTATAGTCTTTTTGTAAACAAAGGAACTAAGTTAGACCCAAGTAGTCTATTTGTAAAGCATAATGGACTAAGAACTCAAGAAGATTTTATTAATGCTGGTAATGAAATTGTTCAGGCTTTTGGTATAAAACTTCCAGAAGGCAAAGATTTCATTGATGCGGCAGACGATATTACAACAGGATTGCTTACTAACCCAGAAAAATTAATGGGTCCAGGAACTCCAGTTAGAAAACTCTTAGAATCTTTAGATTCATATCCTGCATTAAAAGGCACCAAGTCTGATTATGAAATATTTACAGACTGGTTGCAAACGCATTTACTAGATTTACGTAAATCATTCCACGGTTCTTCTAGATTTGAAGTATTTAACGAATCATTGTTTAAAAAAGTTTCATCTTCTAAAGGTAAGTTTAACTGGAGTAGACTTCCAATGGAAGAATATGACGAATTAGTTGGTAAGTACGATATTAAAGGTGAATTAGCCGTACCTTTTGCTCCAGGTCCTGCTAGCATTACAGAAGCAATTGCTGAATATGGCAATAAAGCCTTTGAATTGATGGACCAACAAGTAACTTCTTACTTTCGTACGCCAGCAACTATGGCTTTCTTCCTAACTACTATGCGTAACTTTGAAGAAGGTGGATACTCAAGGCAGTTAAAAGAAGAATTGCTTGCTAAAACTACTGCTGCACGTTTAGAAAGCACAAAGTTAGGTAAACTTAGTAAAGAAGATGCAATTGCTTTTCAAAGACATGCGGATGATTTAGCAGAACGTAGGCTATCTGAGTTTGCTATTCAAGATGCTTTAAATAACATCATGAAATATGCAGATAATCCTGAAGTACGTACTTCATTGGCTTGGAATCTACGTAATGGTTCACGTTTCTACCGTGCTACTGAAGACTTTATTCGCAGATTTTACAGATTAAAAGAACATTCTATTAAAACCATTATGCGTATGCGTTTAAGTGCGCAAGGATTGGCTGCATCTGGATTTATTCATGAAGATGCTAAAGGCGAATCCTATATGGTTATGCCAATGGATGACATGATATTCCAAGTTGTTGATAAACCATTAAGAGTTTTAACTGGTGGTACTGCTGGATATAATCAAACTTTAGTTGGAGACTTTACTCTTAAACTATCTCAAGTAAACCCATCATTCGGTCCAGATGCTACGACTCCTACTCTTTCTGGTCCAATGGCTAGCATGAGCGTTTTCTTAGCCAAGTCTGTGCTAGGTCAATTAGGACCTAACGGACGTCTTGCTGCTGATAGAATTGATAACATTCTTCTTGGTGATATTGGGGACAATTTAACCTTACGTCGTGCTATGGTGCCTGCATCTTTAGACAGAATGTTTCGCATGTTAAATAGCAATGAAAAAGATAGGCAGGAAATATCTGCTCTTCACCAAGTAATTGCTTACAATGCAGCACACGGTAAGGGATTACCAGTAGATGCTACTCCAGAAGAACAATACGAATACGTAAAGAACTTACGTATATCAGGTCATAACTTGGTATTTATGCGTAACCTTCTTGGATTGCTACCAATTCCTTGGTCGCCAACATTAAAAGAATCTAAAGACCTACCTAACTTCTTAAAAGAAGTAGGTATTACTAGCGTACGTCAAGAGTTCTTTGATATTTATGAAGGTGTTGTAAACAACTCAAACCCAAGATTAGATGACCCATATGAAGAAGCGCTTGCTATCTACATAGGTAAGAACCCTAATAAACTTGTTTATACCGTATCCCGTGCTGAGAAAACACAAGAGATTGCTTTCAGAAAAACTGATGAAGTTAAAGACTGGTACATTAAAAACGCAGATTTAATTGACAAGTATGGTGATGCAGCATGGTTAGCAGCACCTAACGTAGGTGAGTTTAGTGCATCTGCATATGGTTGGTTTGAAGCATCAGGTCTTATTGATAACAAAGACTTTGAGACTTATCTAAAAGAAGTTCAGATTTCTATTGACCGTCAAACTTGGTTTGATATTCAAGACGAAGCAATGGATAGAATGAACTCTACGGCTAATCCATATGAGCGCAAATGGATTGCTGACAATATGCAAATGCGTAGACAAATGCTTCTTGTTCAAAACCCATTGCTTAAAACTTACTTAGAGTCAGGTGGTTTTGGTGTTGAAAAAGAAAGAAACATGGCAAGCATGCTAGGCAATATGTTACTTGACAAAGATGTAAAGATGGACGCAAAGACTAGAGAAAGTCTTAACATAGCATTCCAAGTAGCAAGCAATACCACTTCTAAATTAGAACTTATGAGAGGTGAAGATGCTTCATTTAAGAGAATCATTCGTGATGAAGCAATCGCAGACTTAGATAATATTGCTAATATAAACTACACAGTTCGACAAGCAAACAGAGCAATCTTTGTTCCAATCCTAAAAAGTTTAAGTAGAGATGAGCGCATAAGTTAATGGCTATAAAAATTGATTTAGAATATGATGCTAATACTGATACGTACAAAGTTAAAGGTGGAAACCGCAGAGACCCAATAGTTGGTCCTCTTGTTGGTAAATCATTTACTAAAGAACAAATTAGAGCAATAGCAAGTGTTCAATACAATACAAAAGATAAGACTGGAATAGCAAGAGTATCTTTAGATGACTTACGTGGAGTAACTCCAATTGAAACACCTAAAGATAAAACATGGCAAACATCTGCAGAAATTGCAGCAGAAATTGAAAAAGAAAAATTACCTCCGCAAGAGTATTCTTATCGCACAGGTAGACTTGTTGGTCAAAAAGATATAGATGATTTTGTACAACAAAATCCAATAACCAGGCAAGTTTATTTTATAACTGCAGATGCCCCTGGTGCTGATATCTATGGCGGAACTGCTGAAGGTGGAACACCATCTCCAACATTTGCTGTAATTCTTCCTTCTTTAATATCTGATACAAGCAGAGATAAATCTGAATCAATTGTTTATGATTCTTCTGTTGTTGAAGAGTTTTTTATAAATGACTTAATTAAAAACAATAGAGTTTCTGAATTTAAACAACTATTAGCAGAAAAAGGTTTTTATACTTTAGCAGGCATTCAAAACTTTGAAACACAATCTAGTCTGCGTCAAGGTGCTACGGCTGATGAGTTCTTTGGTATTGCTTTAAACAGATACTTAAGTGAATTAAGTCAGCAAAATTATCAAAATGTTAAAGATGGATTAAGTTCTTTTGGTATAGATGATTATATTAAAAATGTTCAACAAGACATGGATGCGTTGTCTGCTTATGTTCCATCTGATAGAGAAGCAGAAGCAGTTCTTAAATCTACTTATTCTCAGTATGTAGGAAGAATGCCAAGTGCTGAAGAAATACAGGCTTTTAAGTTTGCATTAGAAGCAGAGGCAACTAATAATCCTAGAAGAACTACTGTTGATATGGCGACTGGACTAGGAACAACCTATGAAGGTTTTACTGCTGACCAATTAGAATCTTTTGCTACCGAGTACACGCTAGACAGACCAGAGGCTGAAGAGTTTGGTGCAGGTCAAGGCGGTTTGAATGCTATATCAAATGTGTTTGAAAGAATTGCGAACAAAGCAAGACAAGAAGTTCAAAGCGTTGTCAGACCAGGAAGTCTATAAATGGTTTATAAAGAATCTGAAAAGAAAAAATTTGCAATAGAAGTTCTTAAAGGTATTGGCGCTCCAACCTCTAAAGCAAATGTTGATATGCTTCTTAAATGGATGGAGGCG